GTTGCCAACCACACGATCGTCAAGGGGCGGGTGTATTAACGCACGCGGACTTTACTATCCCCGTCAAGCGGAACAGGCACTCTCCCAACATCTTCGCTACGGCTGATGGGCTCACCTGGCACAAAGTGAAGCGTGTACCACCAGTCATCGCCTTTCTCGTCGTACATCATGAGCGCCGCACCGCCGTCTTCGTAAAACTCCAACTTCAAATTCTCCGGCGTGAATTTGTACGCCGCCTTCTTTTCGGTGCGCGTCACGAACGGCGTGTGCTCAGCCAACCAGTCGAGCCAGCCAAAGCGCTTTTCTTTGACGAGTTTGGCGACAACCCCAGAGTCATTATCACACAGATTGTCAAAATACCACTTCACGAATTTGCCGAACTCTGTGTCGCAAGGCTTGCGCAGAGCCACATCGCGCACAGATATGGCGTGGCCAAAAGCCGCTTTGTACTCATACTCTTTTTGCATTTTGGTTTCCTTTCTAAATGCGTCATTAACCTGCATAGAAAAAACAGCGTAGTCTACAAGCTCGCTCAAAACGGTGCCTCCCTTTCCACATGCACGCCAAGTTCGGCGTACAGATTCAAAAGTACCTGCTCCAGCTCGGCACGTAAACGTGCATCCTGATGCCTCTCGCCGTCGTCAACGCAAAACGGATTGCCGGCGATGCCCATAAAGATGATGCTTTTGTAAATACCCATGTGCAGCCGGGCCAGCTTTACCATCCCATAGGTCAGCTCTCTCATCCCAGCGACCGCGGAATAAGCTATGCAATCTACTATTGTGCGGTCGCTCACAACGACTTCGTGCCGGGCAGACTCTTCGATCTCAAGGCGCATCTGCTCACCAAAGATCCAGCGCTGCGCCTCTTCTGTTGGAACTTCCCCCACTCGGTAGATGGGCAGCGGGCAGCGCCGGGCGGTTTCGCGTATCAGGCCGACATCGCCTTTGACGCGCTTCTTGAGTTCATGGGCCAGCCTGTACACCTCAGTCGTCTTGCCTGTGCCGTGCGGACCGGTGAGGGCGTAGATGTTGGGGGTCAAGAGCGTTGCTCCTCATGTTCAAATGCGACGCACAGATGCGCCGCGTCGGGTTTTAAAGGACTGTTGCATCTGCTCCGATTCACACAATGACAGCATTGCGCGCGAGAGCAGGCACGATGAATAGCAGCGTCTCGGATCTCTTCGGGGTAGAGCAGATGCTCAGTCATGAGGTTACTCCTTCGGCTGACGTTTTTCCCTCCGCCGCGCACACGCCCGGCAGTTTCCGTTTGCTCTGTAGCGCAGCGTACCGCCGCACACGCCGCAGGGGTTGCCGTGAAAAGTGATGTTCTTTAACACCCTGGCCTTTTGGCACACAACGCACGCCCCGCCTTTTTTGTACCGCTCGACCCCGCCACATATCCGGCACGGCGTGGTGGACTGGTAGGTGCGACTTTTCTTAACCGACCCTGAGCCAAGCTGTGCCTCCTGATGCCGCCTGCACAGCGGGGGGTCGGACTTGTTTGAAAAAGAAAGCCTGTGCCCGCACAGAGAACAGTAGCGGAAAACACCAAATTCTGTGGCAGCGGGTGCCTCGTCGGGTAGGAAGAACTCATGTGTAAGAAACTCCGGATCAGTGGCATATTCAGAATAGAACGATAGTTCGGGCACAGGCGTGGATCTCCTATTTTAGCTCAGCGGAAACACTGCATCAAACCTTAACAGAGCGGCGCGCTTTAGTGCGTCAGGATCTTCCGCCCGCGTGGACTCCAAAAAACCTGGCACAGAAGCGCCTGGACCCAATGACACAAGCTCCGCAAAACACTCGTTGCAAATGTACCCGTATATGTGGGAGTATCTATCGCACATGATGCTGCTACAGCCTTCTCTCGAGCAAGCTAACACGCCCATGGCTTCACCTCCCCATCAGTCCAGCGCCCTTGGCAATCGACACCGGCACGTACAGCACGTTCGCCTCACCGGGCGCGAGGTCGTACATATAGTCGATGAAACCCTCCGGCAACCACACACCATCGGGTATGTCCGGCCGCGTAATGGGCCGCACCAATACCGACAGCACGCCGTTCACGTTGCCAACGTTGATGACATCCACATGCAATTCGACTTCATCTTCCGTATCCATGCGGTGAATCTGTTGATGAGCCATCTGAGTTACGCCTCCTTCGTTGCGATACCTGGTTCTTTTGTGACTGGTGGTCCAACTGCGATGCCGAGAACATCCTTCACGGTTAAGCCACATTTTAAGAAGGCTACGCCTGTTTCTCCGTGCCGTATAAATCCGGCGCACCAATCCTCCTCGAACTCAGTCTCAGCCTCTATGAGCAGAGAATTTTCACGAAGCGTCACTTTCATTTATCTTCTCCTTTTCTTCTCCCGTTTTATCTACTTATCCGGCCCCGGGCGGTGCGTGTCAAGAAGTATTTACCCTTTTTTATAGCGGGCTCCGCTCCAACCCTCGGCAGCGAGCGGCATCCCTGCCGCCCACGGCGGCACGACGGCCATGAGCTGGTTAAACTCTTCAAGCGATCCACGCTCGTCGGGCAGCTCGGCTGCTGCTTCGTCGTGGACGTGCAGCACAACCGGGTAGCCCGCCGCTTCGACGCGCAGCATAGACTCGGCCAACAGATCACGGCAGTAACCCTGTGTGCAGTTGTGGGCTATGAAAGGTACGCCGTCACGCCCACGAACTACAAACTGGTGGCGTGGGCCACAGTTTTGGATGTCGTAGACCTTGGCTTTCTCGGTACTAAACGCAGTGTTGTGTTGGCATAATCCGGAGTTATCAGCAACTTGTCCCCCGGCCAACCATGCGCTATCCGGTAAAGGATAGTTGTTACCCCGACGCCTGATCTTCGAGAGGCTTGCGCTACGGTCATTTCCCCCCACGGCGTGTTTATAAACACGCTGCTGCGTTTGTTGTTCATCTGCTCCGTATAAGTCGCCCAGTAGCAATTTTCGGGCGAGTACCCCTTCTCGTTGTCCCGTCGCTCCAGCGTCAACCCAGTCTTGTACTGACCGCCCATATCTTCCCAAAAGTTGGTGAACTTTTTCCAGCGCTCGCAGACGGTAATACCCCGCGCGCCGTAATTGTGCCACGCTTGATGCGTCGGTAATCGGCATCGGTCCCGCATTGACCTCCACACCCAATACGCCGGATGCGCTGACAGCCCGTGGGAGCCTCTTGTCTTGATCAGTATTTTCCCGGTCATACACCCGCAGGACTTTGGCGTGGGCACACGCCTTAATAAACCCCCGCCATCCGCCACAAACTCTTTCCCACAATCGCAACGCACTGCCCACTTGGCGTTCCCTTTTACCGTTTCGTAGTATCCTAAAACTGTCAGGTAGCGAAACCTCCGTCCGGTTAAATCGATGCGCTTCATTAGCTTCTCTCCATCCTTCATCCGTTAAAATTTCATGATCTGGGGTTATCTCAACTCCTAAAAAAGCTATTACCGGCTGAACTCCTTTGTCGAGCAAAGGACCGCCCGCAACAAACTCTTCACCGTCCCACACCTGGGTGCCTTCTTGGTATTCATCAAGGCAAATCCACCCGCCGGGAGTCAGTATCTCAGCAGCCCCGCCGATGCAGTTCTCAGCGAGCTTGGCCCCGTAGGTCGCAAGCCGCGCCCACTGCCGCGTCGTACCGCCGTCAACTACTTTCATGCCCATGAAGGTAATCGCAGGATCGCCCTCGTAGTCGCTATCCAGGTCCCAAGCGCGCTGCACCGGGCGAATCTGCGGGTCGTAGTAATACATGATGCGGCCGGACGGCATGAGGCATTTTAAGAATCCGCCGTGGGTGACGTACTTTATGTCGCGGTAGGAAAAAACTTGACCGGGATTTTCAACTGAGCGGTAAGCCGCCTCACCAAGCCCTTTCCAGAAGCGCACGGTGTTGGGATTGGCCGCGCGCCAGCGACGCTTGATCACATCACAAGCGATGGCTGCGTCCAGGCTCATCTCAGCGTCTGGTGTGCGCGACAAATACGCTTTGGCAAGCGCCTTTGCGCCCCACTGGCCGCCAAGTTCATCGGTGGTTGCGGTCGGCAGGATCAACGGCGGCAGCGTTTCAAGATCGATGTTGTAGCCTTTGGCCATTTTGGCGTAGGCGCCGATGCCGCCGCCGTAGCCGAGCGCCAGGATAGAAGTCTTTCCTACCTGGCGCTGCGTCTTATCGACCGCTTCGTAGGGCACGTTGAAGGTGGTCGAGGCCGACACCTTGTAAAGATCTTTGCCGGAAAGAAACGCTTCGACCACAGACTCTTCGCCGGCGAGGTGTGCCTCTGCGCGCGCCTCCACTGATGAAAAGTCAGCGCAGATAAAGCGCCGCCCGGGCTGCGTACAAATCGCGCCGCGCACGCATTTGCTTGCTGCGTAGAACGGATCTTCGTAGAAAAAAGCGAGCGCGTCGGCGTCGCCTTCTCGAAAGAATTGAGCAACACTTTCCCAGGTACGAGGGCCGTAAGAGTCCCGCGGCTGATTGTGGAGCTGCACGCCCCGGGCGGTCCAGCGGGAAGTCGCTGCCCCGTGGAATAAGAACATCCCGCGGAGCCTGCCGTCCACGCTCACCCGGTTGAGCATGGAGCGAAACTTGGCGACCGATGATTTGGAGAGTTCTGATTTGATCTGGAGGGCTTCATGCACATGAGGGGGGAGTTTACCCCCCTTCAGCAGTTCCGCCGTAGCGTTCTTGTCCACTGACTCGAGGGACAGGCCGGTCTGGGCGTTGACCCACTCCTTCACCTTCACATACGACAGTGGACCGGAGACTTTGGCGCCGACCAATTCTTGGAAACGCGCGAGCAGCTTTTCCTCGCGCTCGGCCACAACGCGCACAATGGCCTTGACGTTTTCTACGTCCACCGGCACGCCGCGCATGTTGATGCGCTGATCCATGAGCCAGATTTCGCGCTCCTTGGGCGGCAGCTTGGGCAAGGTGTGACAGACAAGCCTTTCGGATTCTACGTCGATGCAGCAGTAATTGAACAACGTGATCAGCAGATTGGGGTCTTCGTTCCAGTAGAGCGTTTTGGCCCAGTCCGGATTGGCTGCTTTTTCTGCTTTGTTTGGCCGCCGCGGTTTGCAGAGTTTGAGCATCGCCTTGTGGCCGGCGTCGTCCTTCTGGATGGACAAGCCGAGGGCTTGGCCCGCTTTGCCCAATGAAGCAGGCAAGGCGCACATGCAAAGCTGCGCCTTTGTGTCGTGCAATTTTTCGAGGGGCAGCGGCGGCCAACCGAGGCGGGGAACGGCGAGATGATTCCATCCGGTGTACTCAAATTCAACTGACTGAGCGACAATTTCATCGGCGGACAGAATCATCTCGACAATTCTTTTCTCCGAAACAATCTCATAGCGCACTTGGGAAACGTCGATCATGCGCTCGAACTTTCGTGGTATCCAGATGACAGGCGGCGCGGCGTTGAGCGCCGCTGCGAGACACATAAACTCGGTATCGGGGTGGGCGAAGTAGGGATAGACGCCGCAGTCTTTGAGGTTTACGGGACTGCGTGTTTCAAAATCTATAGTTATTACAGACATTTAGCCGCCATACCCTTTGTAGGATTTACCGAGAGTCGCGCCGCATAGATCACACCAAATTCTACCGGGGGTGAAACCGTAATCCGGCCATTCGTGCCAATAGCTTCCCGGGTCTTCCTTGCGGTGCGACTCTGGGTGAGTACAGCCGTCCTGTATTTTCTTCAGGGCTTTTTGATAACCGAGATCTACCCGCTCCCGCAGCTCACTGCGCTGAGCGTCCAGCTTCTGCTTTGGGGTCACAGCAGCCCCTCCTCATCTAAGTCTTCCAGCGAGTCCATTGCCTCTTGATAGCCGCTCCAGTTGTCAACCCCGAACGTCTCCAAGGCTTCGAGCTTTTCCTTGGCGGCGCACAGGTTGATGTACTCTTCAAATGGGATTTCTATTGTGGCGGGGGTGGTCATCGGGCGCTACTCCTTTTTCGGCTCACAGTATTTGCTGTTTCTAACGACAACCCAATAGCAATGAACATTCTTAGCATGATGGGCTTTTTCCCATCGGCCGCTCTTTAAATTCCCACCGCAGGGGTCGCGTTTTATGATAAGGTCGCAAGGAATAAGCCCTACGGCCCGCACCGCGGAATTGAAAAGTTCCAGATTCCACTGGTACTTGTGGTTATGGATGTAGTCTTTTATCTTTGCAAAAATCAACCCATCTGGTTTTAAAACTCTTCTTGCTTCCATTAAAAATGGGGCGTGCATAGCTCCGATGTTATCGCCCGCCACGCTGCTTTCTAAACCATAATCGCTCTTGTAATGCGCAAGAGACTTTTTACTGGCAGCGGCGAGGGGTAGATGCGGCGGGTCATACACAAGAACGTCTACGCTCTGGTCTCGATCGGGGAGGCTGTCCCACTTGGCGACGACATCGGGCTTCGTTAAAGGGTCTGCATCGTAACCAACCACAACCCCCATGCCACCCCACCAGCTCTTGGCCCACATGCGCTTCTTATTACAGCAAACGTCAATGACACGACGAGCGTTCGGCGCGTAGAACTCGAACATGCTGTCGAGCAGCGGAGCGTCTTTACCGACCCAAACTGATTCTATCCTCATCATTTATCTTTACCACCTAAGCCCAAAAGCGTCAGTTGGCCAAAAGTAATCCATGTAAGGCACTGTGATTACTATCGCAAAAATGACGACCAAGAACCAGAATACCCCAATGAGATACCCCTTCCAAAACCACCACATCACAGCACCTCCAAGTTAAAGAAAAAGCCGCGCCCGCCCTCGGAGCAGACGCGGCTGTGCTACATGCCCCACGTAAAAAATTACATTTTAAGGAAAGGATCTTCTTCCACAGGCGTCGGCGCACCAGCGAAAGGGTCGCCGCCGGCTGTGCCGGCAGCAGGGGGCGCTGCGTCGAACATGCTCTCCAGCGACGGCCGGCCGCCGCCAAAGCGCTCGCCTTCGGACCACTTCTGCACACCGTTGATACCGCAGGTGATGCCTTTGTTCAGCTCCATCTCGTAGGTGTAGACGTTGCAGTTGACCTTGCAAAAGCACCCACCATACACTTCGTCGGCGGTGAGGATTTCCTGGCGATTACGGTCCACGACGAAGGGCTTGACCTTCGAGGACATGCGCAGGATGTAGTGGCCAGCGTATTCGGGGTTCTTCTCCTTGAGTGGTACTCCCTGTTTATCGGTGGTTTTATCTCCATCCTTAAACAGAGAGTTGGTTTCACCGATCAAAGGGATGCGCGGGCGCTTGGCTGGATCGGGCCACTTTTCGGCCAGGGCTTCCTCGGCGTCCTTGTAGAGCTGCTTGAGCCAAGCCATCTGCTCGGGCACCGCCTTGTCGATCATGGCGGTCATGGAGTACGCCGGTTTCTGGCCCTGCTGGAAGGTCTTGGGTGTGAACAGCGACTGCGTGTAGGACACGCGCAGCGGGGGCGAGGTTCTGGCCGGTTTGGATACATTTTCATTTCCCATGGTAATCAGTTTCTCCTATTCAGTAGTTTCGGGGAACATCACTTCGGCGCTCGGCGGCAGGGCCGGGCGCGAGTCGTCAATTTTAGCAAGCGTCGGGGCGCCTTCTTTGCGCTCGGCCAGCAGCGGATCGACAACAAGGCGGATCTCCGCAGGTTTAAGTCCTCCTTTCTTTAGAGCCGCTTCGACCTTTGCCGGGCTCCGGAATTTTTTCTCGTACAGATCGTTCTCTGCAAGGTACAGCTCCAGATCGCCGCCATCAACAATACCTTCTTTCCAGTCACGATTGCCCTGGCGACCCTGGACCAACTTGAATTTTGTGGGAGCGTCAGCGGAGCCTACGCGCAGACGCCGAAACGCTTCTTTGCGCACAGCTTCAATGTAGGCTTCAAAGATGTCCACGAACTCCAAAATGCGGTCCAGCTTTTCACCCGGCAGCCGTGTCGGGTCTGGGACGGTGACAACTGGGCCTTCGATCTCGGCGGGGAACATCTGCTCGACACGGCCGGCTGCCTGCTTTCTGATCTCCGGACAAAGCGTGTTCCCATTGGGCAGGATGTGTGTTGCGCCCGGACACCAATGACACCACTCGCCCGCGCACAGCGGCGCTCCTTTTTTGCTTGCCGCCTGGGCGGCCGGGACGGCGACGTCCTTTGCCCAAGCGTAGAGATCGGCTGCTTCGTAGGTGATAGACTTGATCGCGCCGCCGGCGTAGCGGGTGCGGGGCTGCACGATCGTTGCGGTGATTTGCTTTATGTGGTTGGGGTTGCCTTCGCCCAGCGCGCCGAGGGCATAGATAGACAACTGTGCGTTATCGCCGGCCTTGACGCCGATATCGACGGGCACCCCGGCCCCATGCTTATAGTCGTCAATCCAGGCAAGGCGCAGCGCTCGGTCCACAGCTCCATGATCCACCGTACCGAACATGCCCGGGGCGATCCAGTTCAGATCGAATTTGCGCTCAACATAAGACTCCGAATTTGGACCGAGCGCTGCGCGAATTTGGTTGATGCGATCGACGTAGACTTCAACGGCGTCGATCATTTCCTGGCTGATCATAAACAAGAACTTAGCTTTGATCTCAGCGTTTTCTATGCCGGTCTTGCCTTTATCGTGCCAGCCCCATAGGCCAAGAAAAGACTGCGGAGACTTCTTTTCTTTGATGCACCGCTCGCCCAGGCAATGCGCCACAGAACCCTCGGCCGCCCACTTGCTGGACTCTTCGCGTGGCACATCTTTACAGAGCTGGCCCCAGCCGGGGCAATGGATGGTGCGCTTAAAGCCGGACGGCTGGAGATGTCGGACAGCATGCTCAGCCATTACTCCAGCTCCTTTTGCGCGGCGGCGTAGACGGTGGCGAATTTGTCTTTGGGGATATCCTTGATCAGTGTGGCTCCGCCGTACTCAATGACGACGCGCTTGCACGCCTCCAAGCCCTTGGCGCCTTTGAGCCGGGTGACGATCTCGATCACATCCTCGAGCGTGATCTCTTTGGCCGGCGCGGGCGGGGGCTCTTGGAAGGGATCAGCTTCCACTGGTGTGGGCGGCTGGGCCACAACCACGGGGGGTGGATCTGTGTGAACCACTGGCGCAGCGACAACAGGCGGGGCGGCCGAGGCAGCAGCGGGCGTGGCCTTCGCCAGATCATCTTGCTGCAACCATTTGACCAGCGTCGTGGTCTTGGTACGCGGCGGCACGGCGATTTTGCGGTCCTGGCACAGCCGGCGCAGCGTGTCATAATCGGTGACGCCTTTGTAGTTGGGCACCTCGGCGGGCGCAGCAGCGGTCTGAGCGATCGGCGTCGCCGTGGGAGGCGCGGCTGTCAACTGCTCCACCACCACGCCGCCGTCGGGCAACGTGTTCGAGCGGGCACCGCCGCAGCCGTGCTGCTGCGGGCCGCTCAGCGCCGCGGCGATCTTTTCGAATGCAACAATGAATCGTTCCAGTAGTTGAACCAATTTTCTTTCCTCCTTTTGTGAGTTGGATTGTACTTCCATTACTACAGCCCCGCAGACTCGGCGTCAAGCAGTTTCTTCAACATTTTCTCCAAGTCTTCGCGGTAGAGATATTTGGGCGCGTCCTCTTCAAACGCCCAGCAGGTAACGCGCTCGTAAACAAAGCAGGGAAAGCCGATCGGTGAGTCCGTGGGCAAGCCTGTGCGCAGTTTACGATAGGCGCGAAACTCTTTGTCGTTGCGGAGCAGTCTCACTTGGCACCTCTCGCCGCATCCACCGCTATAGGCTCTCGCGGCGCACCCGGTATGATCCATTCGGCAGCCTTGACGCCGGCGCACATGATGAACCCGATGAAGAAAAACACGGCGGCTTTTATTATTAAATCTATGGCCTTACTTTTCATTTATGCCTCCTTGGAATTTTATCTGTTTCTTTAGTTCATCTGATGGAAACAGGGCGCTGTTAGTGCAAAGAGGGCAGTCGTACCATACGCCGCAATAAAACTGCTCCTTTGTCTGGCGGGCATTTGGCCTGAGATACATTTCTCCATGTATCTGGCATTTAGGCGTTTCCATCTGGGCGTCTCCTTTTAGGGTTGGGCGCGTACGGATGTTTCTTTTTGGCGCACAGCCATGCCCATTGAGATATGTATTTGCTTGATCCCATTCCTATAAACGACATAAACCTTGAATTGGATTTGCCTTCCAATTCCCACCAGGTTTCAAAATCTGCTGTTATGATTTCGGATTCAAGGATGCGAACGTGCAACTGTAAAACCATGTTATTCGCTTGCAGAAACATGCATACGAGGCAGGCGGCAAACGCGAACCAATCACCGAAAATTCCGAACGCGATACTCAATAATAGAAAAACCATAGTGATTATGTACCTGATAACCATAGGTCCGTTCTCCCCTCAACTTCCTACCTTGTTATCCAAAATTTTACCCACATCACCTGCCTTATGCGCCGCAGATCCCAATATCTTCGCATCCAGCGAGCCTTCTACGACCAGAATGTGCGCCAGCACCGATCCTATTTGGCCTATGCGATGGAGCCGATCGATTGCCTGATCGTTTTCCCCAGGCACCCAGCTTGACTCCACAAGCACGATGTCCTGGGCCGCGAACAAATTCCAGCCGACACCGGCGGCAAGGATGTTGCCGATGAACACCCGACACGTCGGATCAGTTTGAAACCGATCGGCGGCGAGCTGGCGCTGCGCCTGCGCTGTGTGGCCAGCGATGACCACGACCCCATACTCTTCGAGCGCCTGCCGCAGCAAGCCAATCACTTCAACGTGATGCGCAAAGACGACGACCTTTTCTACACCGCCGTCGAGCATGTCGAGGAGGTATTCCACCGCCTGCGGGACTTTGGCTATGCCCATCTCGCGGCGATATTCCGGCAATGCGCTCCCAACGGGAGCCCCGTGCTTGATTATCTCATCGGCCGAAAAGGCTGACTCTTTGTGCAGGATCTTTTTGGTTTCGCTGTCGGCCGGGAACACCACCATCTTGTACTGTTTGGGCGGCAAGTCTTTGAGCACGTCCTCTTTGAGCCGGCGGATCATAAACCCCGAGCCGCGCAGCCGGGCGTAGAGTTCGGCCTGGCGTTTGGCGCCGCGGATCAGCACACCGCCCTGGCCGTCGTCTTGCACCAGGCAAAAGCGGTCCACAAAGGTCCAGTACTTTGCGTAGTCGATGATCTCAGGCGCACAGCGGTAGATGATTGGCCACATCTCGCTCGGCCGCCCGTTTGGCACAGGGGTGCCGGTAAGGAAGATGGAGGGGGTTTTGTCAACCAACCCGCGCCACTCCTTACCTGAGCCCAGGATCAACTTGGTGCGCTGGGTGTCGGGGTTTCTGACGTAATGACCTTCGTCACATATCAAAAAATCAAAGGAGAGGTCTTTAACCAAATGCGCCAAGTTGTAAGAAGTGACTACCGACGCCTCCGAGTACAGCTCTGCTTTTCCGTCCAGCACCGCCTGCGCCGGCCCGCCGTGCCACATGGCGATCTCGCGCAGCCAGTTCAGGCGCAGAGACGCGGGGCAGATCACCAGCAGCCGCTTGTGGCCCATCTCTTTTGCGATGGTGAGGGACTGCGCACTTTTCCCCAGTCCCGGGTCATCAGATAAGAGCAACGCCCGCCGACCGCGCCGGTATTGCTCCACGGCATGCTCAACGCCGGCGGCTTGGAAAGGAAACAACCCCGGCGCCCCGGGCAGGAAGGGCTCCAGGGCCTGGCTGGACGCCACGGCTGCGTCAAGCCAGCCAAGCAATGTAGGCAGATCGTGTGAACCAGCGCTTAGCGGTCGCGCTCCACTCAAAGCCGCTGCCCACCGGCAGCGGATCATCAGGCGTGCCAGTCCACACGAACACTTTAAAGGTGGGGGTGTAGGAGATCAAGAATACCACTTCTCCATGTCTTCGAACACCGCAACGCTGTCACCGTAGCCAAGGCGGACCAGCAGGGCGCACATCAACTCGTCGGCGGCTCTGTGCCGGTCTTCGAAGGTGAGGTTGGCGTCGTCACAAATGCCACGCATCTTTGCAAGAAATTCTGCTGGGTCCACAGCTACACCTCCACGCCGTTCGGCACCAGCACGCGACAATGCTTCCAGTTCTTCTCTCTGGTTTCAACAATGTAAGGATATTGATTGGGCGGGGTCCACCCAGTAAAGCGCGCAAGCCGCGGCTCTTTGTGGCGCTCGTCATCCCACACCTCAATCAGCGTGCCGGGCTCGATGTGCGGGCGCGCGGCCGCGACGGGGCGGCGGCAACGGATGTAGCCATCTGCCATGCTGTCACGATCGCACCGCGCCACGTACTTGAAGTGGGACTCTTCGTCCATGCACAGAAACGTAGCCTCTTCCCACTCTTCATCCTCGTCGTCGCGCACTTCGACGCGCTCGCCTTTCAGGAATGTCTCGGTCACGGGTGTTTCCTCCTTTTCTCCGTACTCTACAGCGTCGTGAAGCCGCTCCCAGTAGTTGTGTCCCTGCGGCGTGCTGCTCCAGATCATCATGTCATCCAGGTTGCGCCGACCGGCGTCAAAGTTGACCACCTTCGAATGATCCCCAAACTCCAGCCATTCAGCCGCCGCGGGGTCAATGCGGCGCACGCGCTCGAGCAGATCCGGCGCGTTGGGGAAGACGGTGCGGTCGTGAGGCGTGGGGTCGAATCGGGTATTCCAAGAGGTGCTGTCGCTCCCGCTGGTGCTGACCCAACAGGAGTAGACCGGATAATCGCCCCCGCCACCGGTGTTCGCCGCGGTGCACTGATAATACTTTCCCGCCTCAACGCCGGAGCCGGATTCAATGCACTTGTACCATTTGCCTTCGATCATGGTGTTCTCCTTTTCCGGCGCAAAGCGCCCGTCTGCTTTTCGAATGTGCGGCGTGGGGTCGAAGCGAGACTTTTTAAACCATGTGCCGGCTCCGCTCACCGGCCTGAACCAAGGCATGTCCGAGCCATCATCACCCGCGAGCACCCAGAAGTCACCGACACGCAGCTTAACCTCCGACCCGCAGGGGTGGTCTACGGCGTTCGTAGCATCGATCACTTTGTACCATTTGCCTTCGATCATAACTCCTCCTCTCGCCGCGCCCCGAGAAAGCCGCGCAGCAGTCCACCTATTTTGTTGTTTGTTTCTTCACGCAGCCGCGCCGCGGCGTCCTTCTCCCGCTTCTTTGCAGCGGCCAGGAGCTGGGCGTGTTGCTTTTTGCCGTAGCAGTCGCACAACACTGTTTCTTGCAGGGCGGTGAAGGTGAGCGGCGCGGGGTCGGGGCGCTTGAGCCGCAGCACCGGACCCTGCTGGAAACGACTCACAACGCGCTCCATCATCTGCTGGTACTGGCTGCTCCGCTCGTCAGCCCAATTCGGCAAACCTGCGCGGCGCAAAGCCTCGCGTTTGTACCGCTCCTGCTGCTCTTGGGCGCTCTCCAGCAGCCCAGCCCGGCGCAACGAGTCGTGCGACTCACGCGCGTAGCGCATCTGCTCCTCGACTGCCTCCATCTGCGCCCGAATCGCCGTCGCGGTCAACTCTGGCCCGCCTGGGTCAACCCCATAAGTACAAGCATCGACAAACTTTCTATCAAACGTCCGTGCTGCATGTTCGCCCATGCCCCGTATCATGTCTTTCATCTCGTCGGCTGTCATCTTCTCACCTCCGGCGCACATACTGTGCATCCACAAATGTGTTCAACCAAATGCAGCATGACGGCCGTGCCGCCGCGTCTGCGCTGCTGCTGGCGCAACAATTGCCGCGCATCTGCCATGTCGCGGCGGGCGAGCTTTCTGCCCAGCACTGCGTTGCGCTTTATCACCGCCATGCGCTTGCACTTTTTAGGCTGTGTGTGGCCCATGTGCCAGGCGCCGCAGACGCAGCAGATGTAGGGCTTGCCGTGCTCGGCCGGGGCGCTGGTGATCGCTTCACGCCGGCTCGTGTAGGGCACCTTGGTGCAAGCGATTCTCATGTGTCTTCCTTCGTGTCTGGGTTTAATCCTGTTATCTGGCCCCGGCACGAACCTGTCAAGAAGAAAATACATGATTTCCCCCATTCGCGCCTGATTTACATTATTAGCTGGACCGGATATTATTGCGTACACGATGAATACATATTGAGTACACCAACAGGAAGGAGACTTGAGCTTTGCGCAATAACAAAAGACAGCTCGTCGTGTGGTTGACCGACGAGGAACGGGAGATGCTTGGCTCCAACATCGCCGCCACCTCCACCCCAGACGGCCGGCCAATGAGCGTCAGCGCTTACGTCCGCATGCTGATCCGCCAAGATGAACGCAGAACCCCCACCCAGGAGTAACCCAAATTGATACGAGCCATTGAAACCAAGTATAATGGATATCGATTCCGTAGCAGGCTTGAAGCGCGGTGGGCGGTGTTCTTTGATTCACTGCGAATCGAGTACGAGTATGAGAAGGAAGGGTATGAGCTGCCATCGGGCCGGTACCTTCCGGATTTCTGGTTGCCGTACCACCCACAGACCTACCAGGGCACCCATTACCCCGGCTCCGGAGAATGGATAGAGATAAAAGGGTGCGCGCCAACTGAAAGAGAAACTCAGCTCGCCGCTGAGCTGGCGAAGCACACCCTTCACTCTGTCAATTTGATAGTTGGCTCACCAAAAGGGGAGCCTGAATGGCACAAGTTCCACAACAGTGGGCATTACTTCCGCTTCGACACGCGCCCCGACGATAGCCTCGGGTACGACACTCTCTTTTGTTTTCTGCTCGAAATAACAGACATGTATGAGTTGAGTGATCTGGGGTGGCTCGATTACAAGAACGCTCTCGACACCGCCCGGGGTGCGCGCTTTGAGTTTGGGGAGGCGCCGCATGCCAAACGTTAATCTCGAAGCGGCGCTCAGCTTTCTGAGCCGCTGGCCACAGGCGCACCTGTTTCCCGCGTACTGGAACACAGAAACCGGAAATCACAACACCGCGGTGAAGTGGGGTTCTGATGCCTCAAACGACCCTGAGCAAATCAAACGGTGGGCGGTCCAGTACCCCGGCTGGTACTTCTGCGTTGATTTGCGCCCAGACGGAAACACCGGCCTGAGCGTCGTGGACGTGGACAACAAGAAAGGTAAGAACGGCAGCGCCACGTTGTTGGATCACGCTCTGGCCGGCCGCGAGCTGCCACCGACCCTGGAGGCATCCACCCCCTCCAACGGCACACACCTGTTCTTTGCAGGACCAGTCAAAACGAGCGTTGGAAAAAGAGCTGGCTACAAACTTGGCGAAGGACTCGACACGCCGGGCATGGTGCCGGTCCCGGGGTCAATCGCCACAGGAAAAGGCGTCTATAAGATTGTGCACGACCGACCGATCGCCGCCCAGCAAGAGTGGGTG